AGCGGCTCCCTCGTAAGCGTCATTTCGACCTCTAGCAAAATCAGATCGAAGGTTTCGCGTAGCCTCGCTATTCGCTCCAAGGCCCTGCGCGGCAAGACGTGCATCCTGCGACCTTTCAAGCCGCTGAAACTGCGGGTCGAGGCGACGGGTCTGGCTCGCATAAACCGCATCCTCATACCGCTGACGGTCAAAGTCTGGCGCGTTGAAGCCTTGAAGCTCCGGCAAGCCTTCGGTGTTGAGGCCCTGTCCAAGAGCTTGGTTCACACGGCCAATCTGCTGGCCCGCCGTATCCAGCGCACCACCATAGACCGACGTAGAGCGGTCGTAGTTCTGCTGTTCGCCTTGGCTGAGTTGCGTTTCCTGACGGTATCCACCGGGCGCAGTCGGGTCAGCGATGTAACGAACCGAGCCTTGCGGGCCGGTCGTATTCACCATGTTCAATCTTTGCTGTTCACGCGCCGTCGCGGTGTTTGCAGACGATTGCGCGTTGGCAAGCTGGACGGGATCAGGAGCTGCGGGGGGCCGGGGCTTAGAAATGGGAAACTCTCCCGTTGACTTGAGCGGGACGGTTGCTCATGATGCCGCCATGCGAAAAAGAACTCGAAAAGACCCGCTTGTGCGATTTTTTGCCAAAGTCGAGAAGACCGACTCTTGCTGGCTTTGGACGGCTGGCGGCAACGGAAAAAAGGGATACGGAATGTTTAGGCCGGACGGCCCAGCCGCCCGCGTTCTCGCGCACCGCTTCTCTTACGAAATCGTTCACGGGCCGATCCCGCCGGGCATTCAGTGCTGCCACACTTGCGACACACCGCGATGCGTCAACCCCGACCACCTGTTCCTTGGAACCAACGCGGACAACATTAACGATTCGGTTCAGAAGGGCCGACGCGTTCAAAAGATACCGTTTAGCGAGCGACAAGCTATTGCGAATAGCACCGAAAGCAACGTCGTTCTGGCCAAACGTTACGGCGTGGACAAATCGTCCATTTGGGCAATCAAGAAGCGATACGGTCCCCATCACTCACGCGCTCCTTGTTGAAACGGTGGCAACGCCACTCGCTTTCGAGGAGACCGGAGATGATGCAATCGTCATCACCATAACCACGCCGGATAGTCCCCTCATGTTTGAAACCAAACTTTGAGAGAAACTGGCGAGCGGGACGCAACTTCTTTGGCGTCAGGCTGGTGATTCTCGCCGCTCCAAGCTGATAGAACGGATAACGCAAGATACCCGTCACTAGGCGAGGCGTCAACCAATCGGAGCGTATCGAGGCAAAACTGACCTCTATGTTACGGTATTGGGGCTGATAGGCGTTAAAGACGACGCCTCCGATAAGGTTATCGTGCTTATCGACTACCCCGATAGCCTCGCACGGTCCCCAGTCCAGACCATGCCCAATCTGATCTGCTACCCATTGAGCGACTAGGGGGGAGAAGGGGCCGGAGACTAGCCTCACAATCTCTCCTCACCCGTCGCTCAATCTTACGGGACCGCTTTGCGTCCGACGACGCCCGCGCTTCCCTGCGTGGCCCGTCCCATCGCCGTCGCGATGCCAGTTCCACGAAACCTTTGGTTCCCAACCAATTTCCAGAAATATCATAGGGAGCCTGACTATCCAATACATCAAAGCTGCCCGCCCGTCTGGTTTTGGTATTTCACATTGAACGCGATAATCTCGCACGGCGCGTTGGTGTTGCGGGTGTAGGACAGCGCCACGATGCCGTCGCCGTAGGAAACCAAATCCACGTCATCAACGCCAAGGTCGGTATAGATCAGCGGAGGCGGTAACACCCGCAAGCGCACCGCCCCGCAATAGCCAATGCCCGTAACGCTCGTCCAGCTATCGCGCGTTTCCGTGCTGGGCGACCACAGAGCCACATCCCACAAGCCCGTGTCCCACTTACCGCCCGTCGTGGTGATGGTCGTAGGAACGGCAGTCGGAGCGCGTTCTTTGAAGTCCGTCACAATCTCCACAGCCGGAGCGAGGTCGCCCGCGATCCGCAGCACGGGTTGCAGCATCTCAAATTTCTTGAGGCTTCCGCGTGAGCCGAAATAGTTGAACGCCGTCTTAATGTCCCCGACGATGCCGCCCTCATTATCAGCATAGCCCACGTCCCATAGATAGACGCCATCCGAGCCACCAAACAGCATCTGGTCATTGGCGACGGACCAACAGAATGCATTGATGCCCGTGAACCGGCACCAGGCCCCCGTCTGAACATTCTGGACGTATTGTTCCGACCGCGTGAGGCTCGCCGTGGGCACGTTGAAGATTGCCAGCGTCCCCTTGGTATAGAGAGCGCCTTCCCATCCAAAGTTGCCGCGATAGCGTTGCGTGGCCTGCTGAAATGCGTTCTGAATACGCTGCGTCAGAGCCACGAGGTTCTCTTGTGCGCGGTCGAGTTTCAGGGCTTGCGAGAGAGGCACCACCCCGTCCGTGGTCAGCAGAACGAGGTCCGAACCGTATTTGATGAGCGACCGGCGCGAGAGAGGCAGGCCAAGGTCATACACCCCGACAAGCGCCCAGTTGTTAGCGTCCGAGGGGTCTAGGCCCTGATAGACAGCCACCTGACCTTGTGTCGTCACCCATACCGCTAGATCATCCGCACCGGAGCCGCCATCAAGCGTCCAAGTGGCTTGGCAAAGGATTGAGCCGCCCTTGTCGAAGATAGGCCCGAGGTCCAGCAGATTAGCGTCACCCTGAATGGCGAACGGCTCAAGGAACCAGACGCGGAGGCTGTCCTCTTGCACAAAGAACAGACGCCCTTTGTGGTCCATCACATCGACCAACGTGCGAGGGTCTAGCGTGATGACGCCAGCCGTCCCCGTGATGGTCGTCGATGCAAACGATGTGCCGTTGTAATAGATCGGTTCTACAGCACCGTTCGCAGCGACGAGGAACGTCCCCGCATCGTTTGAGAAGTTTAGCCATTGCCAGCGAGCGTTGCCCGCGTTGGTGAACACCTCAACCGGCGCATCGCCTTGATTGCTAATGTCAAAGATGCTGCCGCCACAAGCCGCGAAAATATCATCCGCCAAGGCCAGCGTCTGACCGCGCCAGACAAGGATGGATTCAGTCGGGAGGACTAGCCCTTCCTGCCACGGCACATAGCCCTTACGCAGTTCCACATAGCCAGCGCGAGGGATGAAGTTGTCCAGAATGACCGCGTTTTCAGGCGGCATATTAGCCAGCGGGGATTGAGCATCCCACCCGCCAACCGGAGCCGGAACCGCACGGCCAATCGACACCCGCTGTTGAGACGCCGACTGTAGAGGCTGGCGACCGTATCGCTGTGCTGCCTGCCTCATAGCGCCACCCACGTTCCCGCACGGTTCTGATAACCCTGCGACCCGACATAGAACAGACGGCCTTCCGGTGAAAGCGTGGCCGAAGGGAGGGACGAACCATAGCCCGTGCCATAGGTCGCCAGCAGCGTGTTGAGCTTCTTGCGCTGCGTCTCCTGGTTCTTCGTGTCAGCGATGGTCAGGAAGAACGTCACCCCGGAAACCCACCCATCTGGATGTTAGTGGCCCATCCGTAGTAGTTGCCGCCCGTGGAATCCACAATGGTATTGCCGCCATCCCGCGCCATGCGTTGCGACTTTTCGCTTTGATAAGTGCGAAAATCCTCCGCGTAATCGAGGCCCTTAGACTTGAGGAAGCGCCAGCGAAGGCCAAGCGGAAAGAGCTTGTCATCAAGATACGTCTCGTCTGTATCGGCCAGAAACTCAGCCTGCGGGACACCAGCCGCCGACTTGGCCCATTGCCGCGTGATGTATTCGTAAGCAATCTGCTGGCCTGCACCCGGCGTCGGGGTAACAAGGAACTGCCCGTCACGCTCAATGAACGCCAGAAACACCCGATTGAGTTGAGGCTGCGCTTGGATAGCCTGCCACTCTTGCGGGGTAATCGGCCCGTAGATGTAGCGCATCGTCGTCCGGTTAAAGAACGAGTTAGCCACGAAATGATCGAGGTCAGACGGGATTGCGCTCGATTGAACCGCGCTTGCCACCGTATTGAACAGATGCTGCCTCCGCATGATTTGCCAATCATACGAACCCGCAAGCTCATCTCCCTCCTCATTGGCGAGAGCATAAAGCTGTTGGACTTGCGTGTCAGTCGAGTTGACCACTTCGGTAGGCACCGGAATGGAAAGCAGGCGACAGGCTCGCTGGACGATTGAGAGCAGATTGGCCATCGGTTAGACCTTCGGAGGACGGCCCCGCTTTTTAAGCGGCGGCTCAGGTTCAGCAGGTGAAGCAACACCGCCGGGACCATCCACCCCGTCGTGATCAAATGCCTCAACGGGAGCGTTATTAAA